AGAGTGAGCTTGCTTGACTCACTCAAAATTCACAAGTATAATACACAACATCAAAACCACTAGGAGAACTACAATGATCTATCGACTACGAGTAAATAAGCGCCGCTTTGGTTTGACTTCAGGCTCCCATTACTTGGGTGTGCATCTGGGCAAGCGTAGCTGGTACTTCCCTCAGACCAAGAGGCTCAAGTCCATGACCGTGGAGGACGTAGCTGGGTTGCAGACTATCGTCACCACCTACTACAAAAAAGTTACAATTGTAAATAAATAAATAAATAGGAGAAAACAAATGCAATTCTACAAGGTGAACAAATCAGCAGCGCCCGAGCAACTACACTCACGAGGCAAAGGAAGTTGGAAACCATTGATGCAGAACATGCGAGAGGGAGAGTGGTTCTTGGTGGAAAAGACCAAACATTCTAATGTACAGGTCGCAGCGCATGCTTATTGCCGAGGGCGCTACAGCCTATACATGCACCCCAGTAAGAAAGATGTGTACGTTTTCAAACTCAACAGAAATGCAGACTAGGAGCAAGTAATGAGTAACAGAACCAAGTTTGGAAAAACTGTAGACGTATCAAAGCCTTACGCCACATTCAAGAATCCAAAGGGATGGGAGTGGCGAGTGCTCAAGACATACCAAGGTGTGAAGAAGGAGCGCGACAACCCATATGCACGATGGTTTGTTGCAGCCAAGTCACCATTGACGTATGATAGCTGGGAGTACGGTGACACCTACGCAAAAGAAGTCGAGCAGTACGGTCACCTGACTTCAGCAACAGATGAATGGTTAAAGGAGTATTTATATGAGTGATTCATACAGCTACGATGCAGACGTGACAGATCCCAATGAGGTAGATCCCATTGAGCGCATGTGTCGAGAGCTAGTGGACTATCGCATCAACGTCATGCCAGTGAGTGAAATGCTAATCATATGTGCAGATCATCTCATGCAGGACTTAGAGAACAGACCACTGTCACAGGTACAGGCGATGCACGATCAGTTGTTCAACAGCTCAGGAGAGATACACTAATGCGCTGTAAGGCATGTAACAAACTGCTTGAGGACTATGAGTCAGTCAGGAAAGACAAGCAGACAGGTGAGTTCCTCGACCTATGTGACGAGTGTTTACACACCAGCAATCAAACACTATTCGACATGACAGAGGAGGAAGATGGTACTATTTTGTACGATGCTGTTGACAACTGAGTCACGCATCTGTATAATACTATAGTGTTAGACAACGAAAATAAACTTACAATTGTAAATTTATAGCTGTCTAGCACTATCATCAATCGGTAACTATAGGAGAAATACATGCCGGTAATTGAAGGTAAAGCAAACTTCGTACACGTTAAGCAAACTGAGGAGTTCCAAGGTAAGGACACAGGACGATTCAGTGTTCTCATGACATTGAGTGATACCGATGCCCAGACTTTTGAGAACATGGGTGTACGTCTCAAACCCTTTGGGGAACCACCTGAGCAGATCATGCAGCGTAAGTTCAATAGTAACTTCCCTGTGAAGCTCATTACGAACGATGGTGTAGACATACGTGCTGTGTCTGACTTCATCGTTGAGCAACAGTCTGAGGATAACTTGGATGAGGAAGCAGCTATTGCAGCAGCGGTGCAGGAGTACGGTCAGTCAGCGGTGGACTTAGCTTTGGCTGATGAAGTACCTAGCGGCAATTTCCGTGTCTCATTTGAGTTTGGTAAGATGCACCCTGTACATGGGGTACCTGTGTACATGAATGGTATTCGTATCCTCCAAGCAGATTCTGCTAGTGTCGATCCAGCACTCTAAGTTTGTACGTCATGAGCCATGCAATGCGTGTGGCTCCTCTGACGCTAAGGCAGTGTACGAAGATGGAGGTAGCTATTGCTTCTCCTGCCATGACTTTAGTACGGGTGGCAGCAATGTCACCTCTACTAAACCAACTGAACTAAGGAGGAAGCTAGACTTGACAGGAGTAGTAGCCGACATCCCTGAGAGAAGTATCACCAAAGCCACCTGTGCTAAGTACGGTGTGACAGTGGAGTACGACTCATCAGGTAAGATAGCGAAGCATATCTACCCTTACTATGCCTGTGATACTGACGAGGTGAAAGGTACCAAGGTCAGGCTGGTGCAGAACAAAGACTTCTTTGCCACTGGCAGCACTGAAGGTGTTGGACTCTTTGGACAGCAGACATGCAGAGGTAGCGGTAAGTTCCTAACAATCACAGAAGGAGAAGTAGACTGTCTGTCAGTAGCAGAGATGTTCGACAGGCGATACGATGTAGTGTCCTTGAGATCCGGTGCCTCATCAGCATCCAAGGAAATCAAGGAGCAGCTAGAGTGGCTCGAAGGGTACGATAACATCGTGCTGTGCTTCGATAACGACAAGGCCGGTAAGCAGGCTGTAGCAGATGTCAAGGATCTGTTCAGTCCCAACAAGCTAAAGATCGTTAGGCTCCCACTCAAGGATGCCAATGAGATGCTACAGGCCAGACGGGTGAAGGAGTTTGTGTCTTCATGGTGGGATGCAAAGGTCTACCAGCCAGATGGTATTGTCTCAGGCAATGACACATGGGATGCCTTGACCAACAAGATCAAGGTCAGTTCAGTTCCATATCCTTGGCAAGGTATGAACACATACACCAAAGGATTTAGGCCATATGAACTGGTGACAATCACAAGTGGCTCTGGCATGGGTAAGTCACAGATAGTCAGAGAGCTAGAGTATTACCTACTAAACGCTACGGAGGACAACATTGGTATCCTAGCTTTAGAGGAAGACGTAGCTCGCACTGCACTAGGCGTGATGTCAGTAGCAGCAGACTGTCCCTTGCACTTGGAGGAAGATCTTGACCCTGAAGTTGCGCTACCATTCTGGGAGCAGACTATGGGCACTGGTCGGTACTATCTGTTTGATCACTGGGGTAGCACAAGCGAAGATAATCTGTTGGCTCGCGTGCGCTACATGGCAAAAGCGTTAGATTGCAAGTGGATTATCCTAGACCACCTATCCATCGTTGTGTCAGCACAGGACAACGCAGATGAGCGCAAAGCTATCGACGCTATCATGACTAAGCTAAGGTCACTGGTGCAGGAGCTAGGCGTAGGTCTCTTCCTTGTGTCACACCTCAAGCGTACCCAAGGCAAGGCACATGAGGACGGTGGGCAGATAAGTTTAAGTGAACTACGTGGATCACAAGCTATTGCTCAGTTGTCCGACATGGTGGTTGGTCTTGAGCGTGACCAGCAGAATGAGAACGAGGAGAGACGCAATACAACCACAGTGCGTATCCTTAAGAATCGTTATGCTGGACTTACTGGTGCATGTTGCTACCTGAAGTACGACAAGATCACAGGCAGGATGCGTGAGGTGCCCAAGCCACAGGAGGATAAGGCTAATGCACTCTGATCTATTCCTAGACATAGAGACCAATGGTCTTGATCCTGACACCATCTGGGTAGCAGTGACTATGCAGGACGGTGAAGCTCAGGCTCACTATGACAAGGACAGTCTCTCACAGGCGCTACAGGGCGACTTCCCAGTGGTAGGTCACAACCTCATAGGCTTTGACTTGCCGGTGCTAGAGAATCTCTGGGGTATCACAGTGGACAAGCGTAGGGTGGTGGATACCTTGGTACTATCAAGGCTTGCTAACCCACAGCGTGAGGGTGGACACAAGCTAGCTAACTTTGGTGGCAAGGGAGACCATGATGATTGGTCATGCCTATCTAATGAGATGGTTGAGTATTGTATCCAAGATGTCCGTGTGACAGCTCAGGCATATCACAAGCTCAAGCTAGAGCTACGTAAGTTTAGCCAAGAGTCTATTGACCTTGAGCATGAGGTGCAGTGGATTGTGCAGGAGCAGATAGCTAACGGCTGGCTCTTGGACATGAGACACTCCGCTGACTTACTGGCTACCCTGAAGGAACGTAAGCTGGCTGTGGAAGATGAAGTGCATGAGGTATTCAAACCTAAGTGGGTGGACGTTAGACAGGTGGTGCCTAAGACCAAGAAGGACGGCAGTCTATCTAAGGTAGGACTCACTGACGATGAGTACCATCGTGTGATGGACACTGGTGACAGGTCTCCCTTCATGCGTAAGATGCTCAAGCCATTTAACCTTGGGTCTCGTCAGCAGATAGGCGAGTACCTAGTAGACTTTGGATGGAAACCTAAGAAGCTGACACCTACAGGTCAGCCAATGGTAGATGAGTCAGTCCTGTCTACAGTGAAGGACATACCTCAAGCGGCTATGATCGCTGAGTATCTGATGTTACAGAAGCGTGTTGCTCAAGTGCAGTCATGGGTAGATGAAGCTAACCCAGACACAGACAGAGTGCATGGATATGTAAACACTAATGGTGCTGTCACTGGTAGGATGACACACTCTAAACCTAACCTAGCCCAAGTTCCGGCAGGCTACTCACCGTATGGCAAGGAATGCCGACAGTGTTGGATTGCAAGGGATGGATACAAACTTGTAGGGTTTGACGCTAGTGGACTTGAGCTACGTATGCTGGCTCACTACATGGACGATGAGGAGTACACTAATGAAGTCATTGGAGGAGACATACACACTGCTAACCAACAGCTTGCAGGACTTGAATCAAGAGATCAGGCAAAGACTTTCATCTACGCACTGTTGTACGGAGCAGGAGATGCGAAACTTGGTACGGTGGCAGGAGGAGGCGCAAGTGCTGGTAAGCTGCTTAGAGAACGATTTATGTCTAATCTCCCAGCATATGCAGATCTTAAAAGACGAGTTGCACAAGAGGCGACCCAAGGTTGTATCAATGGGTTAGACGGGAGGAAACTACACATACGATCAGAACACGCAGCACTGAATACATTACTTCAGAGTGCCGGTGCAATCGTTATGAAAAAAGCCTTGTGTTTATTACAGGAGTATGCTATACTATGGAACTTAGATTATTACTTTGTTGGAAACATTCATGATGAAGTGCAAGCAGAAGTCAGACAATCCCAAGCAGACAAGTACGGAAGACTCGCAGTCTCCTGCTTGGAAGCAGCAGGAATTGAACTGGGACTCAACTGCAAACTCACAGGAGAATATCAAGTTGGAACAAGCTGGGCAGACACTCACTAGCATTAACCCTAAAACAAATAAGCCTTACTATTATAAGGACTCTCCTGAAGCGGCTAAGAAAAGAGCCAGAAGGAATGCCCTTAAGAATATGTTTGTTAACGGTAAGTACGTGCCAGTAACACACCCGTTACACAAGCCGGGACGATACAAGTCTTTTGGGGATGCAGCCTTTAGTTCCTTGAAGAACTATGAGACTGCCAAAGAAGGACAGGTCTACATTATAGTCAACCCAGCTTTCCCCGGCTGGTGCAAGGTAGGGATGGCTGTGGACGCAGAGGATAGGCTCAAGCAGTATCAGACTAGCTCTCCCTACAGAGACTATGAGTTGATTAAGACATATGATACTGATGATCGACGCACCGCTGAGAAGGCAGCACACGAGCTTCTAGCGCAGTCACATGAACGTAAGGGCGAGTGGTTCTACATTCAGCACCCTGTCGCTACTGAAATACTGGAGGGGTACTTCAATGAAAACAACTAACACACTGATAGATGACATCTACGATCTTGTGAAGTTCAAGTCACCTGACAAGTCAGTAGATGCAGAGCAGATCATTGATGACTTTGGTGAAGCATGTAAGGATCTTATGCGTAAGGAGTTTACCCAGCGTGGTAGCTTTGATGCACGTAAGCTGCGTATGTCTAACATCGGCAAGACTGATAGGTTCCTGTGGAATCACTACAATAATGTAGGCCCAAAGGAAAAGATGCAGCCTCACACCCTTGTGAAGTTTATGTATGGACATCTCATTGAGGAGATGCTGCTCTTGTTTGTACGCTTGGCTGGTCACACAGTGACACATGAGCAGGCACAAGCTACTGTCCAAGGTATCTCAGGTAGCATGGACTGCAAGATTGACGGCGTAGTGACTGACGTTAAGTCTGCCAGTAGCTACGGATTCAAGAAGTTCAAGGATGCTTCTCTTGCATTTGATGATCCCTTTGGATACATAGATCAGATCAAGGGATACGCTAGGTCTGAAGGTGAGACACAGGTAGGCTGGCTGGCTATGGATAAAGCCAATGGTCACCTGACCTACCTAAAGTATGACCTAGAGGACAAGCAGGCTCCTGTCTATGAGGTTCTAAAGAAAGACATTGAGGAGCGTATCATCCATGTGAAGGAGATGGTAGAACAGAAGGAGCCACCACCCCTGTGCCATGATACAGTGCCTGACGGCAAGTCTGGTAACAAGAAGTTGGCTATGGGTTGCTCTTACTGTC